GCCTTAGACTACCCACACAGGAGATTGACCCATGGCCACCATTGTCACTCGTGCAGGTAAGGGCAGCGCCCTAACTCACACGGAGATGGATGCCAACTTCAACAACTTGAACAACGACAAGTTGGAAGCTGGTTCTGTCACTACAAGCGGCCTGACCATGACGGCCGCCAGGTTGCTTGGCAGGTCTAGCGCAAGCACGGGTGCAGTCGAGGAGATTACGGTTGGCACCGGCCTGTCTCTTAGCGCTGGAACGCTTACCGCAAGCGGCGGTGCTGCAGGCACTGACTTGAGCTATGACGCAGCAACCCGGGAAATCGCTTCTAGCACTGGTACCGATGCAACCCTGCCGCTGTTCACGGCAACCGCTGCAGGTCTCGTCAACCTGTCCGGTGGTGGTACAACCAATTTTCTTCGCGCAGATGGAACATGGGCTGCGCCTCCTGGTGGCGGCGGCAGTGGCACAGTCACCAGCGTTGCGGCTTCCAGCACAGGCAGCATCACAATCGGTGGCAGCCCAATTACTACAAGCGGCACGATTACCGTTGATCTGAACACTGCAAACGCCAACAGCTTCACGGCTCAGCAAACATTCCAAGAAATCAAGGAAACTACCTTTACCCTTGCCAGCTCTGGCTCAATCGCACTAGACCCAGCAAACGGTTCTATTCAAAGCAGCACCCTGAATGGCAACCCAACATTTACTGATTCTTTAGAGGCCGGTCAAACGCTTGTTCTCCATCTTGAAAACGGCTCGAGCTACACCGTGATATACCCAACAATGACCTGGGTTGGGACTACCAGTAGCAGTACAAACCCAACGCTGACCGCAAAAGATGTGCTTGTCTTTTGGAAATTTGGCACCACCCTGTATGGTGCTTATGTCGGGAGCTACGTCTGATGCTGGGTAAAAAACTTATACAAGCAGCGGCAAAGAAACCCAGCGGTGGCGGTGGCGGTGGCGATCACTATGTCGCCCTTGGTAGTAGTGGTACTCCGTATATCCATGTTTATGATTTCAACAGTACTACAGGTTTTGGCGGAAAATACAGTAATCCCGCAACAACCCCATCAAAAGCAGTTTACGGTATTTCATGGAAACCGGATGCATCTGCACTTGTATATGCAGCAGGAGCCGGTGAATACGGGGGTTATTTGTGGTCGAGTTCAGGCTTTGGCACAAAAAAGACAAATGCAACTACGAATCATGGATCCTTGGATTCCAATAGCATCAACTTTAACCCTACTGGGACATATGTAACGGTCACTGGCTATGCAGGTTCGCCTGCTTATTCGCAGCAGGCGGCAATTCCTTGGTCAAATACAACCGGATACGGTACAGCCGTGTATCCATCTTCAGGAGCCAATGGTTGGTCTGGCGAGGCCTCTTGGCATCCAAGTGGTTCATATATTGGAGTTGTAAATCAAGGTGGGGGTACTTATGTTTACCCATGGACAGGCTCAGCGTGGGGTACAGCTACTGCTATGTCTCCTCAAGTTGGGGGATCAGTGTTGAATCGTATCAGATTTTCACCTGACGGTAACTCAATTGTGACAGGAATTGCAGATACTTCGCCTTATATAGTAGGTTATGAGTGGTCTTCTGGATTTGGTACGAAATACGCAGATCCTGGAACAAATCCAGGCTCTAGGCAAACTGGCTTGGCATTTACTTCAAACTCTAACACGCTATTTGTAACTACACTTAATTCCCCTTATATCCATGCCTACCCCTTTACAACTGGAGCAAGCGGAGGTTTTGGTAGCAAATACTCAAATCCCTCAACTTTGCCGCCTTCACAATCTAGACAAGTGGATGTCACAAGCGATGACAAGGCTATTGTTCTGTCAACTACAAATTCTCCATACATTGTTGCGTATAAGTGGACTGGCACAGGATTCGGCGCAAAAATTAGCGATCCATCTACTCTGGCCAATTCAGGACGTAGCTGTAGCCTGGTAACAGTTCCATGAATTTATGAACAAGCTCGACATCCTCAAACCTGCCCTTGAGGGGCGTCATTCCGAAATCTTGGAGTATCAAGTCAACATCGACAACTACACGCGAGCGATTGCCAAGATCGACGCCGAATACGCCGATCACGCTGCGCTGGGAGAGTTCAAGGCACGACTGCAAGACCTCTTGGACTCGTCAAGGACTGAGCAACTCAAGGCGATTATCATTCGTGATGTGATTGCCGAGCAGATTGCCGAACTGGAGGCTTCCTGATGTTTTACGTCAAGCTCAACGACGACGGCAGCGTTGATCGTTATCCGTACACCTTGACGGATCTGCGCCGCTCTCAACCTAACATCAGTTTCCCTGCTCAAATCAGCGACGAAACTGCGGCTGATTTTGGCGTTTATCCAGTTACACCTGCGGAGCAGCCTGCACCAGACCACACCCTGAACTTTGACCGCATCGCCGTCCTACGGGATGGAACTTGGTTTGAAGAGTGGACCAGCACTCCTGCCACCGCAGAGGAGATCGCTGAACGCACTGCCGCTAAGGCTGATGGTGTGCGTTACGAACGCAATGATCTGCTGGCTCGATCCGACTGGACACAGCTGACCGATTCACCGCTTGACGCTGACGACAAGGCTGCTTGGGCGTTGTACCGCGAAACCCTGCGGATGATCCCCCAGCAAACTGGATTCCCCTGGAACGTTAATTGGCCGCCCACCCCAGGTAGCTAGGAGCCGTCATGGCTGTCCCCGTTTCTGAGCTTCAGAAGGTCAACCCAAGCGCGATCATTGAATTGTTCGTGCTGGAACTCAACGTCGCTCAACACGGGGTCAGCACTGTTTACCGCTTCCACGCTGGCACCAACGCAATTGATAACGGCGACGTTTACTGGGACGGTAACGCCTACACCCCAATGCCGATTGAGGCAGACGGGTTCGAGTACACCGGCAGCGGTCAAATCCCACGCCCCAAAATCCGTATCAGCAATCTGCTTGGCACGATCACCACGCTGCTGCAGACCCTTGCTTACGGACTAGAAGGTGCCAAGGTCACGCGCATCAGAACGATGGCGCGGTATCTGGACGACCTGAACTGGGGCGGTGGTGACTATGTGGATCCCGGTTACGTCGATGCGGATTACGTCCTAAGCGGTACAAACCCTTACGGGACACCGGATCCGACTGCCGAGTTTCCGCGAGAGATTTACTACGTCGATCAAAAAACGGCAGAGAACCGCGACGTTATTGAGTACGAACTGGCGGCGGCATTTGACCTGCAAGGCACACGGGTTCCAAAGCGCCAGACAATCCAAAACGTCTGCCAGTGGAAATACCGCTCCTACAACTCAACCACCAGCTCTTTTGAATACACCCAAGTTGACTGCCCCTACACCGGCGGCATCTACTACAAGGCAGACGACACGGTTACAACTGACCCGGCACTGGATCAATGCGGCAAGCGCCTCAGTAGCTGCCAAAAACGCTTCGGCTACGTCGAACTGACCGGTGATATTACAAACGGCAGCAACCTTTTCAACGTTGACTCTGGTCAGGCCGATGAGCTGGCTCGCATCGACACTTCCGCTGGCCTGTTGTTTAAGGGTGTTGGAATCCCTGATGGCACAACAATCACAGGCAAGAGTGCAACGCAACTAACGCTTTCCGCTAACGCAACAGCGAGCACGACGGTCAACCTAGCCGGAACAATCGTCAAATCAGGTTTAGCCATCAAGATGACCAGCAACCCTGTCACCGCAGGGATTGTGCCTGGCATGTTGGTCACAGGCATCATGGTGCCATCTGGTACCAGGGTAGAAAAAGTAAACGGCTCACTACGGATTGTTTACCTAACAATCACCGACAACCTTGAGGTATGGTCGCTTGTTTACCCAGGCGCCTATGTGGACTCTGGTTATGTCGAATCTGGCTACATTAGCGATACAGATGAGGGTATTTATACGGAATCCAGCAGGCAACTAGCTGCATCACCAACAACTTCAATCGGTGTAAAGGACAGGGTTATTGGGGATCTAATTTACGCGGACACACGAGTAAAAACAAAAGGATCTAACTACATTCGCTTAAACAAACCACAAGCCATTGCTGATGGCGAAACCGTCTCGTTTGGTGTTTATGAACATGCAGCACGGAGTTCAGCCACCTACACCTTTGAGGCGCCGGACACCTTTGTGGCTCAACCGCAGGCGGGCTTACCCTATGGCTCATTCCCAGGTGTCGGACAGTACCGATGAGCTGGCGCGATGACGCCTTAGCCCACGCTGTTGAAGAAACACCAAGGGAAAGCTGCGGGCTTTTAATTATTCAAAAGGGCTTGGAGCGATACTGGCGTTGCCGCAATTTGTCCCAAGAGCCCAACGATTTATTCATTATTGATCCGGCGGATTGGGCAGAGGCTGAAGATGCGGGTGAAGTGATCGCTGTTGTCCACAGTCATCCGAACACGCCGCCCCAGCCAAGCCAAGCCGATTTGATCGCTTGTGATGCAAGCGGTTTGCGTTGGGAGATCGTGAACCCTCAATTTGAAACCTGGGGCAGTTGCGAGCCCAGTGGGTACAAAGTGCCGTTAATTGGACGCCCTTGGATTTGGAACGTTACGGATTGCTGGACGCTGGTACGGGACTGGTACAGCCAGCAGGGAATTGAACTGCCCGATTGGGAGCGGCCAGCAACACCAGAGGAGTTTGAAGAGACGCCAATGTTTGACGGTCTTTGGGCTGAGGCTGGTTTTCGTGAGTTAGCAGAGGATGAACCGCTTGAAGTTGGAGATGCGTTGCTGTTCGAGTTCAAAGGCAAACTCAGTCACGTCGGAGTGCTGGTTGAACCGCAAATGGTGCTGCATCATCATCGAGGAAGGCTTAGCAGTCGTGACCCGTATGGGCAGCTGCTACTAAAATCAACGGGTAGGAGGTTGCGCCATGCTTCGCAGGATTAAGCTCTACGGCAGCCTTGCGAAGTTCATCGGCAAGCGGGTGCTCTACGCCGATGTTACAACTGCAGCTGAAGCGGTTCGCTTTCTTGTTGCCAACTGGCCAGAGCTACGGCAGCACATGGGCGACAAGCACTACAGAGTCTTTGTGGGCTCGTGGAATTTATCTGCAGATGAACTGCACGCCCCAGCTGGACAGCAAGAGATCAAGATTGTGCCGGTGGTCGGCGGCGCCAGTAAAACCTTCCAAGCAATCGGCAAAATTGTGGCTGGCGTGGCATTGATTGCGCTGTCTATTGTCGGTGGCACATTTATCGGACCAATCGCCCTAAGCATTATTGGCAGTGTTGGCGCAGCTCTTGCTCTTGGCGGTGTTGCTCAACTTTTAACGCCTACGCCTCAACTTGGGACGACCGCTACTGGGGGTAACTTGGCCGGTATTGGAGGCGGAGGTGGAGTTGGACAGGACAGCGCTAAGGATCCCCGCAAGTCCTACAGCTTCAGCGGCATCCAAAACGTTTCTAGACAGGGTTTGCCTATTAGTTTAATTTATGGCGAAACGATAGTCGGCTCTATTGTTGCTTCAGCAGGCATCGACGTTGACCGGAGGAAAAAATAATGCCAATCGAAGCACGGGACAATCTAAATAACAATTCCTACGTCCGATTCCTAGACGTGTGGGGCGAGGGCGAAGTTGCCGGATTAGCAACACCTTTGCGGCAAAGCATAACCAACACTGGTCAATTAGCAGCCGAGCAATTAAAGGACATCTTTGTTGATAACACCCCGATTCTGCGGAGTCAGGCAACTGTTTTGGCTGGTACTTACAGCCAGCAGTATTCACGCGGCACGATTGCCTGCACCTATACCAGCACCGATGAGCTTATTACGGTCACAACAGTTGGGGGAACCGCGCACCAGTTCAATGAGCAGGATGAAGTCTCATTAACTTTTACCACGGGTAATGCCGCGACTGATACTTATGTTGTCCAAGAGGTTCTTAGCTCTAACAGCTTTACGGTTACCAACCTTAACGGTGAGGTGACCAGCGGAAATGTAACCTTATCCAGCCTTGCAGATGAAATCGTCGTAACTACATCTGCGGCTCATGGTTACAGCAACAACGACAGTGTTGTTTTAGTTATTGGATCTGGTGAAGCAGTAACCTCAACCGTCAAAATTCGAGAAGTTACCTCAACAACGTTCGTGGCTGATGCCACAACTTCAGAGGTGACAACCGGCGAGGTCGGCGTTGCCCCATTAGAAGACTTTAACTACAAGAGCACTGAAATCACTACGCGCCTTGGAACTGCTGACCAGGCAACAGTGCTGGGTTTTGATCAAGTCGAATCTGAAACCAGCGTAAACACAAAAGTCGAATACGGTATTCCAGTTACACGGACACTGACCAATCCCAACATTGACGCAGTGCGGGTGACAATTAGTGTCCCAGCTTTACAAAGTTTTGCCGATAACGGGGATATAGGTGGCGCAAGATTTGACCTTCAGATCGCTATTTCAGAAGCTGGTGGTTCTTTTGAAACAGTCATTAAGGACACGGTGCGTGGTCGCACACCGGATCAATATCTGCGTGATTATGAGATCAATTTGCAAGGGCGCGACTTTCCCATTGACATTCGCATGTCGCGTTTAACCAAAGACAGCACAAGCGTAAAACGGGTCAATGCTTTTTCTTGGCTGAGTTATGTCAGCATTATTGACACTCGTTTGCGTTACCCGAACACCGCCTATGCCGCAATCAGGCTGTCTGCTGAAGAGTTCAGCTCCATCCCCGCTCGCGCTTATCGCTTACGCGGTCGCAAAATAAGCATCCCTAACAATGCCACGGTTGACAACGAAACCGGCGCGTTGATCTATAGCGGCACATGGTACGGCGTGTTTTCCAGCACCAAGGTTTGGTGCTCTGACCCTGCTTGGTGTTTGTGGGATTTATTGACTGACTACCGCGCTGGTACAGGCAACGAACTCGACGCCACATTGCTGGACAAATACTCGTTCTATAGCGCAAGCGTTTATTGCAGCGCCCTCAATACTTACCTGACCGATGGACGCTCTGGAACAACTAATGACTATCACCCTGTAACCGGCAAGCATGGTTTGCCTGATGGTAGAGGTGGTTACGAGCCCCGTTTCTCTTGCAACCTGAATATCCAAACGCAGGATCAGGTTTACAAGGTCATTGGCGATATGTGCTCGATTTTCCGAGTTATGCCGTACTGGGCGACTGGGGCGCTGACAATTTCCCAAGATTCGCCGCAGGATCCCATCTACTTATTTTCCCTGGCAAATGTTGGTGAGGATGGGTTTACCTATAGCAGCGCAAGCCAGAAGACAAAACCCAGCGTGGTGCTGGTTAAGTACCTCGATCTAGAAACCCGCGACGTTGCTTTCGAGCAGGTGGAAGACGCCGCAGCAATCAACCGTGTGGGCATTGTCACCGAAGAAGTTGAAGCCGTTGGTTGCACCAGTCAAAGCCAAGCTCGGCGCGTTGGCGAATGGTTTATCTACACAAACACCGAAGAAGCCGAAACAATCAGCTTCACCACAAGCGTCGATGCTGGCGTCGTTGTTCGCCCTGGTGACGTAATTGCTGTCAGCGACCCGGTTCGAGCTGGCGGACGTTTTGCCGGACGCATAGCATCTGCAACCACAACAACCATCACAGTGGACAACTATGACGGGTTGCCTGCTTCCGGCGGCGACCTATCGGTTGTGATGCCCGATGGAACGGTGGAGAAAAAAGCTGTTAGCAGCCAAGTTGCAGGCGTTATCACGCTATCCACTGCCTTAAGCACTGTCCCGAACGTCAACAGTGTGTGGTTGTGGGAAACCACCAGCGTTCAGTCATCGACTTGGCGCGTCATCTCAATTGCCGAAAAAGAGGGCGTTAATTACGAGATCAGCGCGATTGGGTACAACGCAAGTAAGTACGACTACATCGAACGCGATCAGGCGTTGCAAACCCGCGACATCACCGTTTTAGATGACCCACCGGCAACACCTGCTGGTTTGACAGTCACCGAAACGCTCTACACATTCCAAAACCAAGTTCTCGCAAAGGTCATCGTCTCTTGGCAAAGCGTTGATCGTGCCGCAGAGTACCGAGTCAACTACGCAAAGGACGACGACAACTTCACGTCAGACACCGCCACTGGTACGAGCTACGACATTCTGAACATCACGCCAGGCGAGTTTGATATTGAGGTTTACGCCGTCACGGGTCAAGGACTGGAGTCAAATGCTCCCGCCACTGCGACATTTATTGCACAAGGCAAGACCGCACCACCTGCCAATGTTGTCGGTTTTACCGCCAGTGTTGACCCCGATATTGGTGTGACACTGACCTGGACACCTAACAGCGACCTAGATATACAAGGCTACGAAATTTGGCAAAGCGCTACTTGGGGCAGCGGCATCAAAATCGGTCTGTTTGGCACAACGCAAGCCAAAATCGGCCAAGTCCCCGCTGGTACTACGACCTGGACGATCAAGGCGCTTGACACCTCTGGGGTCTATTCCGTCAATTCCACCAGCGTTTCAGCGACGATTAGCGGCTCTGAAGCTCCGTCTTCGCTTACGGAAACCATTGTTGGACCAGACCTCCGGTTGAACTGGTCTGACATCAACGGCACGCTGGCAACCGCCGCTTATCAGATTCGCTACGGCACCACTGCAGACGCTGCCGAAGATTTTGAAAATCTTGAGCTTGTTGGCACAGTGCAGGGCACCAGCTTTTTGCTTCCCGTTGAGTGGGGCGGTACACGCCGATTCTTTGTCGCCGCTGTTGACATCAAAGGAAACATTGGTTTTGCATCCTCTGTTGACGCAGCAATCATCAATCCCACGCAACCGTCAATCGTTCCAACCGTCGTAGATAACAACGTTTTGCTGAACTGGAACGATTGCACTCAAACACTTCCTATAGATAGTTATCAGATTCGTAGGGGATCAACGTTTAGTGGCGCCACAGTTATCGGCACCAAGAAAGGTGAGTTCACCACAGTTATTGAAACAACTGCAGGACTCAAAACTTACTGGGTTGTCGGTATTGACTCGGCTGGCAACCAAGGCACACCAGGCAGTGTTCAAGTTCAGGTAGACGCACCGCCTGATTACACCGTGTTTTATGACGCGGATAGCAGTTTTGGCGGGACACTGGTGCAAGCAGTGTTGTCGGATGGGGCGTTGTATCCCATGATTGATACAGCACAGACTTGGCAAACCCACTTCACTGGGAACGGTTACAGCACCCTGCAGGATCAAGTCAGCGCAGGTTTTGATCTGTACGCGCTGCCCTCTGTTGATTCAGGCAGCAGCTACGAAGAAGAATTTGACATTGGTTCTGTTGTCAGCGGTGTTTCTACGTTTGTTCTGGAATACGAAACCTTGAGTGGTTCGGTCACTGTGACGCCAACCCTAAGTGTCAAGGAACTAGCGGGAGATCCGTGGACTGACTACAGTGGCGTTAGCACAAAATTTGCCAATAATTTCCGCTACGTCAAAATCAACTATGCGTTTAGCGGCAGCGGAAACAACGACAGCATCAAAATCACGCACCTCAACCTGCGTGTCGATAGCAAGCTGAAGAGCGAGAGCGGAACAGGGACAGCAAATAGCGCCGATAGTGGCGGCACAACCGTAAACATCTCTGGGACGTTCGTGAATATCGAAAGCGTGACCGTGACGCCAACCGGCACCACCGCCACAATAGCCACCGTTGACGCAATCACCACCAGCAGCTTTAAGGTGCTTCTCTTCAACAGCAGTGGGACTAGAGTGAGCGGGAATTTCGGCTACATCGTTAGGGGCAGCTAAGCATGGCGAACGCCAACTGGAACGACCCGCAGCTCAGCTCGACCTATACCTCTTTCGTTTCTGAGGTCAAGGATCGGGACGAAGACGTAGCGACGCAATTCCAGAGCACAAGCGCAACCAATATCCCAACCAATGCTGTTCAATGGGACGCAAGTGCCGGGCGCTGGAAAAAGTACACCGGCACCATCTGGGGAGAACTTACAACCAATTACAAACTGACTTCAGTTGAAGTCACAGGTGCCACTAAACCTGCTAACGGCCTGTATCTGCCAACTACAAACACTCCGACTTTTACTAGCAACAGTACCGAACGTCTGCGCTTTAGCTCTGCTGGTGCTTTTGGCTTGAGTGGGGCGAACTACGGCACGGCTGGTCAGGCAATCACGAGCAACGGCACTAGCAGCGCCCCGACATGGCAAACGCCTTGGCTGTTTGTAAGCACGGCAGTTATCTGTGACTTGAAAGCTACGACAGTTGACGGTGGAACTTTTACATCTGGAGCATGGCAAACCCGAGAGCTGAACACGACAATTTTTGATGCTGACGGGATTCTTACGCTTTCGTCTAATCAATTTACGCTTGGTGTTGGCACATATGTTATTGAATTTTCCGCCCCTGCCTGGGACGTTGCAGCTCACCAAGCTCGCCTGTTTGACGTAACTGCTGGCGCAACTGTTGCTTCAAATACTGGCATTCCAGGCAACGGAATATCCCAGTCGATGTACAGCAACCCGACTTATCCCACAACAACGTGCGCGGTTGGCACTGCCCGCGTAACGGTTTCGTCGGGCACGAAAACCTATAGAGTGGAGCACAGATGCACCACCACAAAAGCCACCACAGGTTTTGGTCGGGCTACTGATATGGGCGAAGAGGAGATCTACACCGTCGTCAAGATCTACAAAGAGGCAGGCTGATGGCAGTAAAGTCAAAAACAGCACTGGGACGGGTTGACCATAAAGCCGGTCGCCCCAAGACCACTTCGCAGGGTTTCGGTCAGCACTCACGTCCGCGGCGACGCGGTAAAAAGCCCTTGCGTGGTCAGGGCAGATAAGTGGACAACCGTTTGTCGCTGCTCGGTGGTGCGCTTGCGTTGCTTACCACCGTTGTGGCAACAACGGTCACAATCGACTCGCGCTACGCCAAGTCAGCCGAAGTCAAACAGCAGTTTTGCCAAGCCCGTAAGCAGCAACTACGAGATCGCATTTTCGAGCTGGATCTAAAGGCGGACAAAACGCCAAACGATAAAGCCTTGCGAGACTACCTACAGCAACAACTACGAGACGGCTGCTAGCCGTTTAGCTGCTGTGGACAAAATCAACCTTGAACTGATCGGC